TTGGTTGCCTCTAAATAAAGGGTGTTGTGTTAGAAAGAAAGATGAAGCAAACATAACTCAGGGGCTTTGGTGGCCCCTGAGTTATTGTTCGGTTACTTAGTCCAGGGTCAGCAGAACCAACGGGCTACGACGCGAAACGTGACGAAGAGTCGCCATGTTCTTGTCGATGGCCGAGTAGGTCCACAGCCACAAGTTGTCGCTGGAAGTGAAGGACACAATTTTGTCCGTGGTATCAAACTCAGCGTCACCCATGGTCCCGTCAAACGCTTTCTCGATCAGATCGAAGTATTCAGGGAAGGTACTACGCTTGAGCTGGATGGGTACGTTGGCTTCCTGATAGATCGGACCGCCGCGGTTGTTGATGAACGTGATGAACAGCGGACGCTCCAACACCAGTTCCTGTTCGTACTTGATCATCTCGATCGCCGACAGCTCACCTTCAGCTGGCATGCCCGGATGTTCGTACGTGAAGATTTTGAGTGCTTCGAGGAGTGGGTGTGGTTTGTCGCTGGAGTTGAGGATTCGGAACATGATCTGGTCATGCTTTTCGAAATGCTCGTCCAGGTCTTCATAGTCCTTCACGATGCTGTCAACCGAGAGATAGTTCTTCTCGTGCTTGAAGCTGTCGTAGCCGGCGGCATTGATGAAGTAATCGTTGATCGTCGTGGTCAGACGGCCATCGATAAACGACATCAGTTCTTTGTCGAGGATACCCTGCTTGAAGTAGTCCAGCAATTGACGACACGCCGAGAAGAACGTTGGGCGGGTTTCCATCTTGCTGTCTTTGAACAAGAACGGCAGATCCTGGAACAAACGGATCTTGTCTTCAGGACGGTTCAGGGCGAACGTATCCCAGACTTTGGTGTTGAAGCTAACCGCGTTGGTTTTGGTGAAATTTGCACTGACACGCGCGTTAACGTTGGTGATGGTGGATTCCAGCTCTTTCGAACTGGCCGCTACGATTTGGTCCTTCAGTGTGATCACTGGAACCTTATCTTTCTCTTGCAGAACGTTGCAGGTCTCAACCGAGACCACCAGCGGCTTGTCGCCCTTCAGGCCGGCTACGTCTTCAACAGCAGATACTTCAACCTTCAAGTAGTCACTACCGTCATCATTGAGCAGTGGCAACAACACAGTTGGATCAGTCAATACAGTAGGCATGTCATAGACCTCACTCCGGACAATTTTGCTGAACCATCCTGAGTCTGTATCCAGATTGATAATTACGATCCGGAAGCAGCCTGGTAGAACGGTTTCCTCTTTCCCCATCTCTGGGTGTTTCACAAACGCGTGTTGGATCTTCTTCCAGTCGGTCTCTGGGATCATGTAGTGATTCAGTTTACCAACATAGTGGAAGAAGCGGCCGAGGTGGAACTCCTCTTTGTTTTTGGGTGTAAGGTTGGAAAGGTCGTTACGGATTTTGTTCCAGCTTTGTTCAGCCGCGTACAGCGAATCCAGCGGCTCGGCAACGTTACGGGTTGGTGCTTCACCGCGCCAGTCCCGAGCATTACGTTGAATCATTGCCCACATATCTTTGCCTTCGGACATATCGGATTGACCCGTCATGCCCATACCGTTGCTGTACAGGTATTCTGCGCCCTGTTCAAAACGGTTGTTCGCTAAGTCGCTGCGTACGGCTGCTTTGACTTCGAACTTGATACCCGCGTACGGATTGTTAATACCGAACACCGCACACGCCGCATTGATCACGTCGTTGTACTTGTCCAGGTTTGGCATTTTGATTGCCAGGTCTTTCGGCAGCTGACGAGCGTGGATTTGACCCTCGTTCGTTTTCATCATCCAGTTGACCATCTCCATAAAGAGGACGGATCGAATGGCGATCTCTGCTGCGCCCAGATATTGCGAGGCGTTCAGATCCTCACGGCCAGTTTCCTGACGGATGTGGATCAGACGCCAGCCGAACAATGGAGCGGCTGCAATCGCCACCGGGCGGTTAAATTCCTGGTGACGATTGAACATGGTGACAAATGCATCTCGCACAGGGCATGGGTGACCCTGCTCATTACGACGGAAGCTTTCCACCGTCTGCCGGTATACTTCGTAGAACTTACCGGAACGCGAGATAAGGTGCTGCATGAAGATTACGTTGTACTGCACCACAGCCGAAGCGTGGTACTGCATCGAATCTTGATCCGGGCCTGAGGAATTAAGGATCTCCTGCATGCCCGAATCGTACATGCCACCACTGCCGTACGACTCCCACTTGATCCCGCCAGCTGCGGCGGAAGTACCACCCCCGTCCACCATCTGACGGAAGATAGCCATGGGATCCATCGCACCTCCCATCATGGTGCCGCCCATTGCTGTTCGTGCAGCCATATTGTTTGCGCCCATTTGCGGGACGGCTACTGTCGCTCCGCCTCCTGGACGAATCATACTGCTGGGACCACCGTTATTTTGTTGCATGGCTAGTTTACTCTCGGCGTTTCAGGCGTCGATCTGTCGCTTCATATAACTCTTTGAACTCAGGAGCGAGTCCGGTTATTTTGTCGTTGATCAGATGGATGCATGGTGTTAGATACCCTCGTCCGTCTGGATACGGGTTAGTCACCCGCAGGTAACTATTTACGAAAGGCAGTGAAGGGTGAGTGAAGCATGCGCTGTCTGTTGTATCGAAATCCCCGCGCTTCTTCTTGTTACCTACCCCTGTGTAGACTTTGTGCTGTGGCATACAACCCAACACGTAATCGATGAACGGATTATCGGTTGGGGTCGGTTCCTGAATGAGATTGGTCGTTCGAGCATTGTCAATCTCCTTAATGTGGAAGTTGTTGTTGAGGAACCGGGACACTTTCTTCTGGCTGAGTTCCGAGTTGTTCTTGATGTCGTGTTTGAAACTGTTGGCGGCTGTGATCAGCTTGTCCAACGTGAATTCCAAACTAGCCAGTTCTTTGAAGAACATGGATGCACGGTCGGTTGTTTGAACGATCTCACTGCGATTCGCAATGATGTAGTTAAACAAGTCGAACATGTTCGCCACCACGATGGACTGGGACGCGAATTTCTTGATCGAGTCTTCGTCCAGGTACTCGTTGATCGAGTCAAAGTGCTCATGCATGAGTCGCATGATGTACTCATTACTGTCACCCGCTTTCACGGAGCAGCGACCAATAATCAACTTCCAGTAGTCCGGGTTGTCGATGCTGTCGATATCAAAGTACGAGGAAAGGCAATCAATGACAAACAACAACGCCCCGGCATACTGCAACGCCATCGAGCTGAGTTCTTTACGCTTATCGGATTTGTTTCGCACCGCCACGGCATAGTCGTGACCCACGAAGTCACCCAGCGATTTCGAATTCGGAGAACTCGACCGGGTGATGATTTCCCAACGATCCTGTGGTTTGCATTCCGCAATCAAGGCATCGGTAGGTCCGATTTCAAAGTCACACTCACCATACTGCTGCATGGCACGAGTGAACCCCATATCCGCAAAGATATACCAGGCTAATAAAGGCGTAGGGGTTTTGGTATCCTTAATCTTCCGAGCTTCGGTCGGTGAATAGAACCGATTCGCAGCCAGGTTGATGTCGGCAGTTCGAGTCAAGTTGTTTCCGGTTTCGGAGAGCACCATGTCGTACTTAAAGTGTTCCACGCCGATCTTGAACTTGAACCCCAAGACTTTGACAAACAGCGAGTTCTCTTTCGTTACCGGTAAGCCACGCTCAGCCAGTACGAATTGCAAACTGTAGTGCACACCACGCAACCAGAGATCGCCATGCTTGTCGCAATACGGCAGCATAACGTACACTGGGTTCAACGCAATGATCTTGCCCGACTTGTCCAGATACTCGAACATGATCTTGCAAGGGTACAACGTCTCCTTGTGAATGTCGAAGATTTTGGTGGATGACTTGGTGAGGTACTCAATGTACTCACGCGGCGGTACTCTGAATACGCCACGAAAGAACACCCCACGTTTTTCAATGCTTTTGAAAATCAATCGAAGCGAATGGTCGAAATAATGAAGACCGTTTTCGAATTCCTTTTGATGAAACCCTTCAACAATTACCTGATTGAATTTCGGCATCGTTGCCTCAATCGGTCCGATCAAACGTGGATGCATCCTGAGCTCCAGATTACTACGAAGTGAAAAGCTTATATCCTGTAAACGCGACGCCGGCCACAGCCGTAACTGCCTTCGCGAGTTCACCCCAATTATTGACAGAACTTTGACGCTTCACAAACTCCATATTGGCTTTTGCCACAGTGTCTTTGATTCGGGTTTCGTATTTGAAGATATCCCCGGACACTTTTGTTTGGTGCTTGAGCTGACTTATTTCAATGCGATGTTCGTGTTTCAGATGAGAGACTTCTGTTTTGTGATCTTGCCGCGATTGCACCAGGTCCTTCGCCAGGCGACTATTTACGACTTCCTGTTTGGACAACATCTCTTGCAGACCGACAACCAGGTCCCGTTGCTTGCCTGCTTCTTTGGCATTCTCCAGGGCCTTCTTCTCAGCTTGCTGAGTACGTTCGGTGTTGGCGCCATTCTCGCACGCTACCTTCGTAGCGAACAGACCCACCGACTCCATCGTTTTGCCGTCCAAACCTTCGAAAGTGTAATATAGTATTTGCGGTGATTCATTACCGTGGAGTAACCCAATGTACAGACCAGATTGTTTACCTGAGTCATACACCACAGGCACTTCGATTGCTTTACCCATCACGTTAGTGTACATCGGGTTGCATTCGCGGCGAGGATCGTTGACATAGATAAAGTGGTGCAGTCCACCTTTAGGCTGAGTCTCTTCAGCTGCTTCGACTTCACACAGCTCTTGCAGGGTTGCTGCTGGGGTGTTCAGGGATGGGCGGTTGGCGTTCTCTGCTCCGTTGTACAAAGTGATGCCGAGGATCTCGCTATGGATTGCGTCATTCTTTTCAACGAGGCTGCTGGTAAGTGCGATGCACACGTTGATTTCCTGACTGAACATGTCGAAGAAACCCGGGTTGTTATCTTTCAGACGATCACGATCTTGGCGAATACCCTGCAACAGTTTCTTGTCGAACAGGGTGAGCGCTGCCTTTTCATCGATGAGCAGGTTGGCCATGATAACCGACGGGATGTTCACGTGCACCTGACGCTGGTCAGAGTAGCTCGGTTCCTTGGCGCGTTTGATGATGTAACCCAAACCACCTTTAGCCCGCACAATCAATTCTTGGCTTGATCGATTGACGATCCTGTAATTCAATTTGAAGCTACTGATTTCGTTGTCCATTTTGGAGGCCTCCAATGGAAACATTATTAGACGATTCTAAACTAATAATGTAGGTTTCAAAGATTCCAGTGGACCCCAAATATCAAAATGCAAACATAAGACTACTACCCTCCCTCACCCCTTTCGAGGTGAGGGAGGGAGCAGACTCTGTTTCAACTCACTTCAACCAGCAGCCCAACCGGCATCAGTACAGTTGACAGAAGCATCAACCTACTGTCAACTGACCGTAGTCCGTTGGGCTTAGGCGTTTGGGTCAACCGGCTCGGTTGGCTCAACGTTCGCGCCAGCGTCACCGATGTTGTCGACAGTAACGCGCTGAGAAGCCAGCTTCGACAGCAGACCTTCGTCACCCAGGAAGTCATGGGCGTCGGTGATGGTCAGCGAGCCGATGATTGGGTTCAGAGCCCAGTGCTTGTAGATCGGGAGGGTCATGACCACACCGAAGTCCTGCTGGTCACGAGTGACGTTGCCTTGGACCAGGATGTTTTCCTTGGACACGTTCACGCCGATACCGCCCAGAGGGTTGATGGTATCGTTGGTGGAGGTGTTCTTCGGAACGATCAGGATTTGACCGATCTGCGAGTCGAAGTTCGTTTCGACAACGTTCAGGGTTTGCTTCGGACCAGTGGTACGAGCATCGCCGGAGCGCATTACGAAACGGCTCAGGTTTTGGTGAACAACAACAGTCCACTCGATGTTGCCATCGGTGCCGCCGTATTCAGCGATCGCAGCCAGACCCGACTTGGTGTTCAGGGCAGCAGTGATGTCGCTGATTTCGTTGGTGATCGCAGCGCAGACGGATTCGTACACGCCGGCAGAGTCAACAGCCGACACGACGTCTTGCAGCTTGATCGCACGGTTCACCGCGGAAGCGGTAACGAAGTGCTGACCGGCCAGGACGTTGGAGCCCTGGTTGTTGCCCACGACTGGGGAACCGTCGATGGAGGTGATGTACTTCAGGTGATCCTGAGCCTTGTCGAACGCGTTGCGCGAGCACTGGTTGTTGATCACGATCGACATTTGGCCGATAGCGAAGTCCAGCGAAGCCTGGTTGACGTCGTCCTTGCTGATCGGGTATTTCACCGATACTGGGGAGCGGCGCTGTACAGACAGGTGCTTGCGAGCATCGAAGACTTCGATGCGGTAGCCGAAGTTGCCACGGCTGGTGTTCGACACGTTGAAGGTAGGCTTCAGAGCCACCACGGTGCCGCCGCTGAACGAACGGATCAGAGCTTTCTGATCTTCATCGGCCTTGCCCAGGGTGATGATGCGCTTGGAGCTCAGCTCTTTCAGAGCGGTCACTTCAGCAGTACCGGCGTTCAGGCGCAGCTCGTTGCCTTGGCGCTGGTAGTTACCAGAAGCCGAAACGGTGAGCAGCGGCTCGTAGCCAGCGGTCTTGAAGGTTGCGAACAGGGTTTCGCCGACTTTCACGCCATCTTTGTCTTCAACCGAGAAGCCCGGCAGGTGACGGATGTGCATGTTCAGTTGACGATCGTCCGAGGACTGACCCATCGACGTTGGACCGAAGGTGTTGTTCGACATCGAACGGGTGTCGATGAAGAAGTTGACCGCGGTAGCGCCGATCTTGCCGCCCAGAGCCAGGGTACGGATGCTGATGGAGTTCGATTCGATCTCGTCGGTCGAAGTCCACTGACGCTGGCCAGGAACCTGGGTCAGAGCCAGAAGGTTCGGTACGGTAACCGGAACAGTCAGGAACTGAGTTTTGTGAGCGCTACGGCCGTAGGCGTCGCCTTCAGGGTAGGTGGCGTTCTGTGGAGCAACCAGCGCGGCGTCAGCGAACAGCAGACGAGTGTCGTCACCGGCGTCGGTTGGGTAAACAGGCCACAGGGCCAGCACTTCGTCTTTGAACATTTCGCCGGAGCGAAGCAGGCCGAAGATCGGACGCAGTTCGGAAGCCGATTGCCATGCGCTGTTGCCGTAGGCGTAAGTGCCCAGACCAGCGGCACGAACAACCATCTCGGCGCCTTCATCTTCGTACTTGACGGAGATGGTGGTGAAAAGTGCCTCGGCAGCAGGCGTTTGCAAGTGCGACTGCGCGTTGAGGGTCATGTTGGCTGCTTTCAGGTCAGCCTGCTCACCAGCGAAGTTCTGCATGGAGAAGCCTTCCAGACCCTGGATGGACTTCAGACCTTGCTCGGCTTCACCGAACATGGAGAGGGCTTCGCTTGGCAGGCCCTTACGCAGCTTGGCGCCCATGAAGGCGTCGAACGAACCGGGTTTCAGTACAGCCAGCTCAGCGCCGAGGTTGATGCCTTCGATACCGGCAACGGAACCCATCTGGGTTTGGAACTCGCCAAAACTTTCGTTACCGGCAAAGGTGGCGAGGGCGTTGTTGTTTACCAGCGAAGAACGGATAGCGTGGAACAGGTTGCTTTTCGGCTTCAACGCTGCCGTCAAAATTTTCTTGGCCATGTGGTCAGTCTCTGTGAGTTAAACAGTTTGTAAACAGATATATTGTCTGCGCAAGTTGAGCTGCACATAAAATATGTAAGGGTGTTAGGGGTTTTGTATGCTGAGGAGTTTAAAAACCTCCGCCAGAGTGAATTCCCCGATAGCAGGATGTATGACTTTTCCGGAATGAGCTTCCAGATAACCCACACGTTCATAAATCGTTTCCAGCAGGGCGGCTGAGAATGTGCTCCCCTCTTGCACAGAGAAGCCCGGCAGGGGTTTGTCGGTACGCACACCTGCCACCATAACAATGGTTTGCCCTATAACAAGGGATTGGAACTGCGAGGCCGCCTGGAACTGGCCGGCTAAAGCTTCACTGTTAGACGCATTGAATGCATCTGCGAGCATGGCACCATCGAAGCCCTTACCGAACTGAGCGGCAGCGTCCGTGGTTGGAATACCCATCGTCTTCCCGACGATCAGTTGGTACTTGAGAATGTCGGCCATTTCTCCGTAAGTCAGAATGCCATGGTATGCCGACAATTTGTCCAAGTCTTGCAACGGAATCGAACAACGGACCAGAGTCTCCACCATCCCTCTGGTCAGGAAAAAGAATTTAAACGGATTACCGTTAGGATAATTCAAAATCATCTTTAGCTCCCGGGGAGTTTTGAATGAACGATTTACTGGTGTTGGTTAAAATACTGTCTGCTCTTTATCAGGCTAAGAAGCTGAAAGACAATAACCTGATCACCGAATTGGTAGAAACCTTAGAAGAACTCCCGAAACCTAATGCTGATGTTTTCAGTCAGGATAAGGAAACTCGTGATGCGATTCGAACCACCATTCAGTGGCTGCTGAAGCAACCTAACGATGAGTCTGTTATAAAATCATTGTTAATGCAGCGTGTTGAGCTGTTTTGCAAGAATGATGACACTCTTCGCAGGACCATTGAAGCCGGTCTTGAAGATTGTGCTGACGATGAAATGACTCGTAAGCTGGTCTACAAGCACGTTACTGAAGTGCGCATGAACGGTGAGAACGAGGCGTTCCAGAAGCGCTTTAAAGCCGGTGTGCGTGACGCGTACTTCAAAGAACTGCACGAGATGAAGAAGGAAGACTGGGCTAACCTGTCCGACCTGATTCAAGAACGGATTGCCATGTCGTATGACGAACGGCAGTCTGAGATCGTCCACACGGTCACCTCGGAAACCCCTGACTCGTTCATGGGGATCATTGAGATGGCCAAGAAGGAGAACAGTCGCGAAGGTATCCTCCGGCTAGGCCTCCAGGCGATCAACCAAGCCTTCGAACCTGACGGTGGCATGCGTCGGTCCAAGATGTACCTGATCAACGCCCTGACGAACCGTGGTAAGTCTCTCACCATGGCTCACTTCTTGGCCTCCATTGGTTTGTACAACAAACCTCTGTTGCGTAACAAGGCGAAGATCCCCACCCTGCTCATGGAATCCTCAGAAGATACCATGGACTTGATCATCATGCGGATGTACAAACTCGCATTGACGGTTCGGGGTGAGTACGACAAAGACTTCCAGACTTCGGAAGCCGTTGACATCGTCCAGACCATTTGCGACTGCTTTAAAGAGAACGGTTGGTTCCTGATCATCAACCAGATCGAAGCGAACAAAGACAGCATGCAAAGCATGTTCGACCGTGTTCGTAACCTCGAGATGAAAGGTCACGAAATCATCTGGTACGGCTACGACTACCTCGGTCTGGTGCCAATCGACAAGATCCCAGGCGAAAGCAAGTCTGACAAGCTTCAGATCCTTTTCCGTCGTGTTCGTTCTTTCATGATTGCTCGTGGTATTTGCTTTGTAACTCCGCATCAACTTAGCCCAGAAGCCAAGAAGATGCTGAAAGAAACAGACGATGAGTCTGAGGTGTACTTCTCTCGTGAAGTGGCAGGTAAGTCCATGACTGAAACCTCCACCAAGATCACGAACGAAGTGGATATCGAGTTGACGATCCATGTGGCCAAAACCAATACAAAGAACTACTTTACTGGCTGCGTCGGCAAGTCTCGTGGGGAAGGGTGTGAACCAACCAAACGGTTCTTCATCTACGACATCGATCCGGTCTTCGGATTGAAGCACGATATCAATACCAAAGCCGGCTTTCGTCGGAGTCTGCAACAGAAGATCACCGACACCGGTGAGCTCGTGAATGATTTCGACCACCTGTAAGAAAACAGTAATTTTTAATACAGACATTATTAGTATTAAATAAACCACCCAAATACTCTCTCACCTGGGGTCCGTTCCCGGGGAGAGAGTTAAGGGTTATGTTTGCCTGGCTATGATTTTACACCTTCTGAAGCCGTGTAAAGCCGTTAGAGCGTTTATAAGAATACTCCCCTACTCCATTGCGGAGTAGGGGAGTAAACCGTGTAGTGGGGCTTAGGTGTCGTTACGTTCACCCAGGGGAGGGTGTTTACCTTCCAGCTCATCGAGCAACCA